TGAAGAAGAAGATCCATTGATGATGGGTGGAAATGATGCAGAACCAGTTGAAGAAGAACTCGACTATGAGCAAGTAGGTGAAGCCGCAACAATGAACACTGTGGCAGCACCAAGTAACACCGATACCTCAGATAAAAGAGCAAAGTCACCTGTAGCAAGTAAAAATGATATGGGCGGAACTGCTGTTAAGGTTAATGATGGCTCTGACGGTAATAGTGGTGATACTGCTGTTAAAGTAGAAAACGCAGGTAATGTAAATGTACCAGGCGGTAAAGCAGGAAAAGCACAATCTAATGTTCCGGCTCCAAAAAACAGTGAAGATGCAAGTAACAAAAGATCACCAATAGATTCAGTAGTTAGAACTAATTAGGAATATGAATGGGAATATTAGTAGAACAATTAACATTTGATCAAGCTAATATAAAAGTAGAATCCGTTATGGCCGACAATGGCGATAAAAATCTCTTTATGAAAGGGGTTTTTATACAAGGTGACGTCAAAAATCAAAATCAACGGGTTTATCCTATTAACGAAATTCATCAAGCGGTAAAATCGCTTAAAGAGAAAATTAATTCAGGGTATTCGGTATTAGGAGAAGCCGACCATCCAGAAGATCTAACAGTTAATTTAGATCGGGTTTCTCATGTAATTCAAGAAATGGATATGCGTGAGTCGGATGGTGTAGGAAAACTTAAAATTTTACCAACACCAATGGGTAATCTAGTTAAAACGCTATTAGAAAGTGGTGTTAAACTAGGTGTAAGTTCTCGGGGATCAGGCAACGTCGGAGACGGCGGCAAGGTTTCCGATTTTGAAATTGTAACAGTTGATATTGTTGCACAACCGAGCGCACCGAATGCATATCCAGATCCAATATATGAAAGACTGGAAAATTATAAACAAGGTAAATCATTGTTGGAATTGGCAACTGCCGTTCGGTATGACAGTAAAGCGCAAAAACACCTTACTAAAGGGATTGTTGGTTTTATCAACAGTCTTAAAATTTAGGAGAATTTTATTATGGCAGACGCTTTTGAAGAATTATTAGGTGGTGACGTCCTGTCGGAAGATGTTAAAACTTCTTTAACAGAGGCTTGGGAAGTAAAACTTACTGAGGCTCGTGAGCAGATTACTAATGAGATCCGCGAAGAATTTGCAGGTCGTTATAACAACGACAAAACGCAAATTGTAGAAGCAATGGATAACATGTTGACCGATGCTATTAAGCAAGAGGTTGAGGAATTTGCACATGATAAAGGAGCATTAGTTGAGGCACGAGTTCAATACAAACAAAGAATGCGCGAACACGCAGGAGTATTGGATACGTTCTTAATGAACGCTCTTAAGAAGGAAATAACTGAACTTCGAGAAGATAGAAGCACCCAAGGCACAAATTTTAAGAAATTAGAAGGATTTGTCTTGAAACAGTTAACAAAAGAGTTGAACGAATTTCATAGCGATAAACGATCTGTTGTAGAACAGAAAGTTAAACTTGTTAAAGAAGGAAAACAACTTTTACGTGACACAAAAGCTAATTTTGTTAGAAAAGCAGCCAAGAAAGTAGAACACATTGTTGAAAGCACACTCAGAGGAGAGATTGGTTCTTTGAAAGAAGATATCAAATCAGCCCGAGAAAATGCTTTTGGAAGAAAAATGTTTGAAGCTTTTGCGGCAGAATTTATGACAAGTCACTTAGCTGAAGGGACAGAAGTTAAAAAACTGTCCTCTAAAATTAAAGATCTGGAAGGAACACTTGAAGAGGCGCAAGTACAAATTTCGTCTAAACAAGTACAAATTTCAGAAGCACAAAAACAAACTCGCATAGCAGAAGGTATTGCAAAGCGAGATAAAGTATTATCAGAATTGCTCGACCCACTTTCGAAAGATAAGCGGGAAATTATGCAGGATCTGTTAGAATCAGTTCAAACAGAGAATCTTAAGCGGCAATATGAGAAATATTTACCAACAGTTCTTAATGAAAATGTTAGAAAAGAAACAAAAAGTACAGTTTCCAAAAAAACATTAAAAGAGAATGTACAGCCAAAAGCTAGATCACAGAAAACTGTGATAACAGGTAATAAACCAGTCCATGTATCTCCGGAAACGGTAGATGCACAAGCTGAAATTATTAACCTTAAAAAACTAGCAGGAATTTAATTTAAGGAGAATTAATTATGGCAGACGCACTATTTGAGTCAAACTGGCAACCGACCAAGGACGCTCTGTGTGAAGGACTTACAGGCAACAAAAGAACGGTAATGGAAACAACATTAGAAAATACACGTCAAGCACTGATGGAAACAGCAGGTGCAGGCGCAACTAATGCAGGTAACGTTGCCACTTTAAATAAAGTTATTCTTCCTGTTATCAGGCGGGTAATGCCTACGGTTATCGCAAACGAGCTTATTGGTGTACAACCAATGACTGGTCCAGTAGGACAAATTCATACATTACGGGTA